TCCAGTTCGCTATTGATACTTGTTTGGAAATCTAGAAATTTATCCGCTGCAGCCCCTATATCTTTAAGTTCTATTCCCAATCGTCTTGCTTCAACTGCACCTTTAATCAAAGCGTTAACACTTCCTCTTACTAATTTAAATACTTCTCCACCAGCGGTAGCAACATCCTTCATTACTTTTGCGAGTGGAACACCGGCTGCTTTTGCTAAACTTGCAGCTGCACCAGCAGTTTGTCGGGCAATATCAGGAGTCATTGCACCAATACCCATGAAATTTTGTAATAAACTAACAGAATCTTCTGCAGCTACACCAAGATTCTGTTTCATTAAAGAAACATACTCTATATTTTCTTTATTTGCAATTGCAGTATCATTAAATGCAGTAGCAAGTTGTTGAGCTGCTTCAGAAGCAAGTTCTGCAGTAACACCAAATTGAGATAAATCTCTACTTGCAATTCTTATATTTTCTTCTACTTGTTTGGTTTGGGAAGATAAAAATCCTGTTGTTTCTCTAAACTTTAAAGCGGCATTATCTAATTCGATAAATCTATCTACTGATCGAGCGAATAATTCATACATCATCTTAGTAGGATCTACTAAATTTTGAATTGTACCGTTTAAATCTCCTGCTCTAGTTGCTAATTCTTGAAACTTATTAACAGATTGATTAACTATCTTAGCTTGTGCATCACTAAATTTTAATACTCTTTGCAAAGAATCCGTCAAATCTTCAACAGAATCATTCATTCTTTCTGCTGCATTTGCACTTTCTCTCCATGTTTCTAACATGTCTTTTGTAAGACCTCTAGCTTTTGCCATGTTTTCAACATCAGATGCTGATATTTTTGGATCGTCTGCCATAATTTATATGAATATAAATATAAAAAATAATGTTTTTATATCATTTTCCTCTAGCAATATTTGGTCTGGATATAGAATTATTAGGGGATTTATTTGATTTATCCATTGCTTCTTTTTCTTTTTCTTTAAATTCTATGAGTTTTTTCAAATAAAAAATGCGCAAGTATACAGGAAGATTATATACAATATCCTGCGTAAATGCGCCTTGTGAATTATATGCTAGACTAAATATCTGTTCGTGAATCAAGAGTTTATCTTGCGGAGTCAGGCCAAAAAAACTGTACCGTTAGCGGTACACCTAACCTTTCTTCATGATTGCATTGTTCACATTTGAAGTTAAAATTCAAATCAATGTCAGGAGTTCTTTCCTTTACTTGTTTTCTCAATTCTAAACTATCTCTGGAAGTAAGTTCGTTTTCTACAAACTTTTGAATATCTTGTTTATTACTATTACCATCTATAGCAACAATAGTATAACGTAATCTTGTTGTTACTTCAGCAGTATTACCAGTTTTTATTTTCTGTAAAACCTTAATTTCATTTTCGATCTGTTTTTCATCACCAGATGTTAATAACTTACATGTTACCGTCTTCTTACAGTAAGGAAGTTGAACGTCAAAATTATTTACGTTTGGTTCATATTTAGAAAAATCAATTTGTTTATAACTTAATTCACCCAAATTGAATGTACATTCATTATTTTCTCTACATGATGGACACTTAATCTGAAGTGGTCCATAACTATCACCATAAGCAAATCGTCTTGTTGCAACGAAAATAGCATTTTTATCACCCAATAACAAATCATCCAATTTTACATCTTTATCTACTATTAAAGATTCAATCAATTTATCAAGAACTATACCTTTTTTGATATAATTTTGATTGGTAAGAATATCTTCTTCTTTTGCAGTCATTATCTTTAAGTTAATAGTACCATTACTCAATGGACTAGAAGAAGGATAAAAATGTCCCTGACTTGGCAAATCAACCACTTCAGATGGATATGTTGTTTCTTGTTTTGGTTGAGAACTATTTCCAGCAAATTGATTAGCTGGTTTTGTAATAGGAATTGTATAGTCGTCCATAAATTATAACTTTCAGTATACCAATATATAGTATAAAGTTATAATTTTTATTTTATTTAATTAGAAGATTGTAATTGTTCTTTAGCAGATTTAACTAAATTTTGTTTTGATTTCAATTCATCACTTAATTTTTTTAATTCTTCGGCAGATTTTGATTTATCCTCTGGAGAAGTTGATGTTTTACTTTTTTCTTGTGCGATTTTGATTTTATCATCTACTGCTCTTTTTTCCAACTCTCTTTGTAGAACCAATGCTTGATTTGTTTTTTTGGTAGCTGCTTTTATTTTTGCATCATCCTCCATCAATATTTCATTAATTAACTTAATCAAAGATTCTTTTATCTTTTTTTTGGATGTTGCCATTCCTTGTTTTACCGCATCAAATAATTCCTTTGCCAATTGCGGATTATTAGGAACGGTACCTTTGAATGATTCAAAATCATTATTTTTAACAAATTCTCTAGCCATACTGGCACTAACACCTTCTACTCCTTCCGCACCATCTTCTCTTTCACCGCTGCTGACAATGTTTAAAGTACCGAATCTAGGTGTTTTATCCATACCATTCCATGTATTCAATAGTTTGGTAAATTCTGGGATTCTATCACTACCACAAACAAATGTTGCGTCAGTATAACCATTTGCCTTTAATTTATCTGCGGCTTGTAGTACATTCTTGATTGTCATATCGTATACAATCTTATCTTGTATACTAGGAAATAGTTTCTTTAAAAAACTTACTTTGGTTTGATAATCAAGTGGATTTTTATCAGGATCTTGTGATTGACTTGTAAATATATAAAAATCACCACCATCTGCAGCATCTACTACAGTATCAATCAACTTTTTGTGTCCAATTGTAGGAGGATTAAATCTACCAAATGCAAATGCTACATGTTTCTTCATATACAATAAATATTCTAATATAAAATAAAAAATCCCAATTCTTTTGGAACTGGGATTTAAAAGGAATGTTTTTGATAAATTAATATTGTAAAATACAATAATCTACGCTCAAAGTTAAGTTAATTGTCATAGCTTCACCACTGTCTGACCAATCCAATTCACCAAAATCTGCACTAGTGATAAATGCACCTTTGAGTGTCCATTCTTCTACTTTATCACCCACAGGTCCAAGAACATTGATGGTTAAATCTTTCTTATAAAAATCACTATAACCATCACGCCCAGTAACAGATTCGTGTCCAAGGCGAATCCACTCCATAACTGCTTGCGCACCAGATGGTACGATTGGATCATATAGTTCAATTGTTATATCATCCCAAGTAGTCTTACCTTTATAGTATCGTTGGACATTGATGTGGTCAAGAGTCTTCTTTTCGCTTTTTGGGGATGGTCTCTTGCATTTCTTAATTAAGAAACTTGGGATACCGTCACAGTACAAAATGAACCTATTTTTAACTTTGGGTTCAAATGTTGTAAAGAAGATCTCATTGCTATTTAGTAGGTCTGCCATAATTGTTTATTCCTTTAGTTATAAATATAATAATAAATTAAAATATGTTGACAAATTTTCAACTATTTGTATAATTTGCTTATGCATAGCGCTTGATGCGCTTTTAATTGTTTAAACTTTGTTTTTTATCGTACAGGTTTATAATTTCCTGTTTTAGTTTTTCTATATAATTCCTGTTGCGCAAAATCTTAAATACTAAATTTTCTGTGCTTAATTCTCCTGATTTATCTAAACCTGCTTGGCGCATATCATAAACATCTTTGATTATTGATTTAAGCTTATCAATATCTTGCGTTTTAATCGCAGAATTAATTTTTCTGACAAAATCATTATATTTTTCTTGAATTTTTTCTTTATCAATTTCAATATTTTCTTTTTGCGGTTCACTTAACCATTTATCTTGCATTAAGGAATATACTCCGGTAGATCTATTTTCTTTGTTTACATCTTGAATATAAACTTCAACATTGTGTCCTTTGAGATGAATATCATGTTCATCGTTCCATTTTGATTTAAGAGCATTTACTAATTTTTCAACAAGCTCTACATTTTCATCAACCTCTTTGAAATCTATTACTACATGCACATCAAAGTCACTTGTATCTGACCAATTATAATTTGCTAAACTACCTACAAACAATACATCCTTTAAAGGCGCATCAGTTTCTGTATCCGCATAGAAATCTTTGCCTATTTGCAGTAGCTTTTCTTTAATTTCTGGGTTAAGTTTATTATTATCCCAGATAGCTGGATTTAATATATCGTTGTAAATTCTAACCTTCATATTTTTATTTTAGCCTTTAGTTCATCTATGGCTTGATGTGCGTCTGTGAAAATGATACCATTACCGCCAGAAGCAATAAATGATTCTATATTTGGCGATAAATCGTCTATTAAGATACTATTTGCAGTTGCGTGTTTGGCTTTACTTTTGCCAGAATCGCTGAATATTATAGAAATTGGTCCAGACCAATGTGTTCTTAACCAGGCTCTTTTACCTGATTCTATATTTTTAATATAATCTACAGCTTCTTGACGGGGATAATTTTTCAATATTTGTCCAGCACTTGTACTGGTTAAAAACTTCAATTTGAATCTACCATCTGTTGCAATAGTGGTTAATTCTGTTTTAAAATAATCAAATTCTGGCATTGTATCCATTGTTGACCAGAATTTTTCGCCTTCTTGTAAAATTACATTCCAAAATTCTTTTGTTCCATTGGATGCTTCAAATTCTTTTGGTGGTGTACTTGTTAATTTTTCAAATTGTTTTTCAAAGTCACATAGTACTCCGTCCATGTCGCAATATATTGTTATTTCAACATTATTTTCCAATAAATTTGCGTCAAAGATTTCTTTAACAATGGACTTCAATTTTATCATATATAATAAATAGTATTAATTTGTTGATAGTAACCACGATTTTGTAGTTTCATCCCAACTATACAATTGATTGTCATTTG